TATGATAAATATAAGCAACGAAGATAACATGGAGTTAATGGCTCGCTATCCTGATAATCACTTTGATTTAGCTATTGTTGATCCGCCTTACCAGAACATTGATGCGATAGGATTAATAGATAATAAAAAGAGCGGAAAACAAGCAACTAAAAGAACTAATTATAAATTGTTTGATAATTTAGCTCCTGAAGATAAGTATTACATTGAACTAGAAAGAGTTTCTAAAAATCAAATAGTTTGGGGAGGAAACTACTTAGGCTTATGCGGTGGAGCTATTGTTTGGCAAAAGAATGGAACTGCATTTGGCGAGGCTGAACTAGCAATTTGCTCAACTCACAAAAGCGTAAAGGTTTATGAATGCACATGGAATGGAATGATACAACACGACATGAAAAACAAAGAGGTTAAAATCCACCCAACACAAAAACCCGTTAAACTTTACGAATGGATTTTAATGAACTACGCAAAAGAGGGCGACAATATACTAGACACGCACCTAGGCTCTGGCTCAATAGCCTTAGCGTGCCACAATCTAAAGTACGATCTAACAGCTTGCGAATTAGACAAAGAGTACTACGACGCGGCTATGCTAAGACTAAAGCAGCACCAGCAACAACTAAAAATGTTTTAAAAAAGTATTGTATATCGAATAAATAGTATTACATTTGTAAACGGTTACGGCTTCACAACATAGTAACTTAAAGATTTCATAAAAATCCGATAATGATAAAAGACGTGAAGCCCTTTTTGATTTATCGGATTTTACATTTTAAAAATATTATGGAAAATTTAAAGATTTGGCAAAAGCATTTGCTGCAAAAAAAGAAAGACGCGTTAAATAAAAAAGCGTTATGTTATTCAAAAAAGGCTATGACCTTAAAAAACATTGCTAACGTTTCTAAAGTTTTGAGCAAACCAAATACGCGCGTTTTTTTGGCAAGGTATGTATCACAACAAGAAATTAATTTATTAACTTTTAACGACTTTTAAAATGGCAAAGGAACTTCCATATTTTCAATTTGAACCAGCAGAATATTTAACAAAAGATATCTCTTTTTGCTCTTTAGCGGTGCAAGGATTGTTTATAAATGCCTGCGCTTATTATTGGCAAAGAGAATGTAAATTGACTAAAGACCAATTTTTAAGACGGCTAAATTACCCTCAAGAGTTTGATGAACTAATTAATGAGGGAATCATAGATTTGCAAGAAAATCAAGTTAAAATTAAGTTTTTAGATGACCAATTTTTAAAAGCTACTTCACAAAGCAAAACCAACAGTACCAACGGTTCAAAGGGTGGTAGACCTAAAAGTGAAAAGCGAAACGAAAGCGAAACGAAAGCGAACTTAAAGCCAAATGAAAGCGAAACGAAAGCCATAAGAGAAGAGAAAATAAAAGAAGATAAAATAAAAGAAGATAATTTATATACAAATGATTTTTTACAAAGGGCTTTAAATTCTAATTCATGGTTAGAAAATGTTTGCCGAGCAACTAAGCGAGATTTACCTACGGTTAAAAGTAAATTAAATGAATACGATGCTTTACTTTTGGCAACCCTAGACAAAAAAAACAATTTTAAAGATTACGGTTCACACTTTACGCATTGGTTAAACAAGCAAGAAGTAAAACCAACGGAAGCACCTAAACGCGCTAACTATCATTTTCAAGGTTAAAATTATGCAAGACTTTATAAACTGGGATGAGATACCCACTACAAAAATAAAAGGCATTACAAAAACTATTTGCCCGAAATGCTCACATGACCGCAAAAAGAAAAAAGACCCGTGCTTATACGTGAATTTAGATAGCGGTGTGGCAAAATGTTTTAACTGCGAAACATTAGGATTTAAAGATAGCCAGCAAACACCACAGGATAAGCCGTATGAATTACCGAAACAAGACTGGAGAAACTACACCGCGTTAAGCGATAACATCGTAAAATGGTTTAAAGACATTCGCGCCATAAGTCAAAGTACTTTAATAAATTGCGGCATAACAGAAGAAAAATATTACCAGCCCGCAATAGGTAAAGAAGTCAGTAACATTGTTTTTAATTACTTTGAGCGAGATACTTTGGTTAATAAAAAATACCGTTCTGGTGGGAAGCATTTCACGCAAAGCAAAGGAACTAAAAATATTTTTTACGGAATTAACGATATTATAGGCTGCGAAAATGTCTACATAGTTGAGGGGGAACTAGACAAACTTGCAATGTACGAAGCGGGTTTTAAAAATTGCATTAGCGTACCAAACGGTGCAAACGACAATGACGATGTATGGGAAAACTCAAAACAGTACCTTACCGATGTTAAGAAGTTTTATATCGCTACTGACATGGACGATAAAGGTCAAGCACTTAGCGAGAAGATAGCACAACGCCTAGGACGTTATCGCTGCGCACGAATAGAGTTTAATGGCAAAGATGCTAATGATGATTTGTTAAGTGGCTTAGAAGTGCTTAAAACGTCTTTAAACAACTTTACAAAGTACCCAGTAACAGGAACATTCACGGTAAAGGATTTAAAGCAGGGTATTTATGACCTGTACGATAATGGTTTACCCGAAACAATTAAGCCAACGGGCGAATGGTTCAGCGAATTAAACAGTATTTTTAGCGTAATGCGCGGGCATTTAGTTACGGGAACTGGTATTCCTAGTCATGGAAAGTCTAATTTTACAGATTGGTACGCTATGAATTTATGCAACGATCACGACATGAAAGCGAGTTGGTTCAGTCCAGAGCATAACCCAATGAGATTGCACCATAGTAATTTCATACAAAAGTACTTTGGTCAGCCGTTTTTTAGTAGTTCAAATGGCGTTCCTAGGATTACACGAGAACAAATAGACGTTTATGAGCAATGGGCAAACGAGAAAATATACTTAACCGCACCAGACCAAAACGAAAAACCTACATGGTCATGGCTACTAGAGAAGTTTAAAGAACAAATGTTTAATTATGGCATAGATATTTTTGTAATTGACGCGTTCAACAAAGTACTTTTTAACGAAAACGGCAACCGATACGAGCAAATAAACACGGTATTAACAGAATTAACTACATTTGCACAGATGCACAACGTGATAATATTCTTAGTAGCGCACCCGACTAAGGGCAAAAAGCAAGATAACGGCATATATCCTGCACCAACGCTTTACGATGTTGCAGGAAGCGCGGACTTTAGAAACCAAACGCATGACGGGTTTTGTATTTACAGACATTTTGATGCAGAAAACCCAGAGAATGACCAGACAGAATTTGTAAACCTAAAAACAAAATACAGCTTTCAAGGTACAATCGGACAAAGCGCAAGATTTACTTATGATATGCCTAGTAGTAGATATTTTCCACTAGGTAAAAGTTACCCGCCTTTTGCGCTTGCTGACGGTTTGCCAACATTAGATACTACGCAGGAAGTAAAAGAAGTCTTTAGTTTTAAGACACCGCAAGAAGCGTTTGATAATGATGAGATTCCTTTTTAAAAACAAACACAATAACACTTAACACAAACACTATGGACTTATTAGAGTTATTTGCAGGATCAAGAAGTATAGGAAGTGAAGCCGAAAAACAAGGTTTAAATGTTTTTAGCGTAGATTGGACGGCATATGATAAAATAGATTTAAGTATTGATATAGGCGAACTGCAAAAAGAAAATATACCTTTTGTTCCTGATGTTGTTTGGGCAAGTCCAGACTGCACGACTTACAGTATTGCGGCTTGTAGTACGCACCGAACAAACACAAAAGAACCAAAAAGCGAATACGCTATAAAATGCGATACAGTAAATAAACACTGGATTGGGCTAGTAAAAGAATGGTTAATTGAAAATCCTAAACTTATTTTCTTTATCGAGAACCCCAGAGGAATGTTACGACATATGGAATGGATGCAAGAATTTAAAAGGCACACGGTATGGTATTGCCAATATGGGGATGATAGGGCAAAACCAACAGATATATGGACAAACTCTAAAACTTGGAAATCAAAACCAATGTGCAAGAACTTTAAATATAAAAAAGATACAGGCGAAATAATTGATAGACATTGCCACCACGAAAGCGCAAGACGTGGAGCGACAACAGGAACACAAGGTAAAAAAGGATCCTACAATAGAAGTAAGATACCAAACGAACTATGTAAAGAGATTATTGAAAGTACTAAATTAGTATTTTAAAATTTAAACTATAAAAATGATTAAGCCAAAAGAAAAAGCGTGTAAGGGAACAGGAAACGCAAAAGGTTACGGCTGCGGGAAGCTTACGTACCATCGAGTTTATGGTCTAGGCAAGATGTGCTGTTATTCTCACTGGCTACTAACAAGCGAAGCGGGTCGCATAAAGATGCATAAGGCTATTTTTAAAGCCGCTGCGCCACGTTTAGAGATGGATAAGCAAATAGAAAGCGAGAAAGAAGATAGGTCTTTATCTAAAGAGATTATTAAAACACAAACCATGGTAAACAAATACATCAGAAATAGGGATGCGGGTAAAAATTGCGTAAGTCAAGACATACCTTTTAAACAAGATTTTGAAGCTGGTCATTTGTTTAATAAAAAAAACTACAATGCAATAAGGTTTGACTTAGATAACATAAACGGTCAGAGTATTTACGCTAACAGGTATTTAGAAGGAGATTTTGATAATTATCTTTTAAATTTAGAAAAGCGAATTGGTAAGGAAAGAGTTAATGCGCTAAAAGAAAAAGCGCACAGGTGCAAATCTGAAATTAAAAAGTGGACTTTGCATGAATTAAAAGAAATCCAAAAAAATATAAAAACGCTTTAATAGTTGCGTAACAATAATATTAGTGTATATTTGCACCATACAATAACAATCTAAATAAAAACACAATGAACAGATTTGAAAACGCAGCGTTAAAGCTGTACAACGCTTTTAACAATGGTACACTAGACCAAAATAAATGCACAGCTTGCGCAGTGGGCAATTTGTTGGGGCATGCCTTTTGGACAGGCAGTGCAAACACAACAACAGAATTAATTGAAGGAGTAAGAACGGTACAACCACTTACGAGGGATTTAATTAGAATGCACAAAGACCATAGCATTAAAAAACTAGTCGAGAACAAAAGCGGCTATACTATTGAGGAACTAAGCAAAATCGAGCAGACTTTTTTGGGTAGTTTTGTTGGGCTGAACTACAACGAAGAGAAAAGCAAAGACAACCAATACAATGCACTAATGGCAGTGCTAGAATACCTAGCGGAACTAGACAACATAAAAGTGCCAGAGGTAACAGTAAATGAATTTCAAAGAGTATTACAAAATAACAATTAAAACAAAACACAATGAGCAATCTACCAGCAGGTGCAGAACACGACCCACGCGCACCGTGGAACTACAACATAATCACACCAGACCCAGCAAATTGTTTATGTTGCCAGCAAGATTTTCAAGATGACGACTGGGAGTATTTAGAACTATGCGGTTTTGAATGCGCGGATAGTTACATAGCGCAAAAGTTTAACGAGTTAGACCTGACAAGCCCAGCAGATTTAAAGATAGCAAATGAGTTATTTGTAACGGCTACCGAAATACAAGCAGATTGTCTGCAAGAAATTACCAATAAGTTAGCGTACACGTGTAGCCGTAGTTTCGGAAATTAATAACTTAAATTTATAAATATGACACAGAATGAAATAGCACTAAAAATCCTAAATATGGGTAAAGATGGCTATAAAAACGATGCAGAAGGTTTTGAAAAACTAAACCAAGCAAATGCCTTAATTGAAAATCACGTAACCGAGCAATTATTTTTATCTGGTGTTGTAGGGCAAAGCGAACAGTTAAATTGTAAGACTTGCAATATAGACCTTGAAAAAGCGAATGGATTTTGCCCTGTATATGATAAATGTAAAGACGGGAAACCAATTTAATTGCCTACAACGGATGGTAATATGGTTAGTGGCTTTTCGCCATTAAATATATTACGTGTTATGTACTGGCACGGTAAATTTAGTACAATGATGATTTGAAACACGAAACTAAAAATATTTTTAAAATGAGCGATGGCAAATATGCTTTTGAAAAAAGCAAAATAATACACGGAGATTGTTTGGTAGAAATGCAAAATATACCTGACAAAAGTATTGATATGATACTTGCGGATTTACCTTACGGAACAACTGCTTGTAAATGGGATGAAGTTATACCTTTTGAACCACTTTGGGAACAATATAATAGAATTATAAAAGATAATGGTGCAATTGTATTAACAGCATCACAACCTTTTACTACGGCTTTAATCGGTAGTAATATTAAATCTTTTAAATATTGTTGGTATTGGGATAAAATAAATAGTGGTGGCTTCGCTACTGCAAAATACAAACCGTTAAGTGTTTTTGAAGATATATGTATTTTTTCAAAAAATAACAATAAAATTAATTACCATCCACAAATGGTATTAGCCGAAGATAAAAACAAACGACCAAGAAAGAACTCTTATGAAAGAAAAGATATTAATTCGCAAGGAATGGCAAGTGGGGTTTTTAAAACATCTAAAAAGCATAATGAAAATTTAAGGTATCCTAAAAATAAACTTATATATAATAATAGGATAGGGGAATTAAACGCATTAAATAGACTTGCCCCAACACAAAAACCAGTAAGACTATTTGAATACTTAATAAAAACCTATACAAACGAAGGAGATATTGTTTTAGATAATGTTGCGGGAAGTGGAACAACTGGAGTTGCTTGTATAAACTTGAAAAGAGATTTTATACTAATTGAAAAAGAACTTAATTATTATGAAATAATAAAAGAGCGTTTGGGAGATTTTAAAAATATTTTGGTATGATTACTACAAAACTTGAATTAAAACGATAATGTAGTGCTTGTACATAACATCGGATATGTGAAACTTAAAAAAATAAATACAATTAACAACTAAATAAATAACAAATGGAATTATCAGGAACAGTAAAAGTAATTAACTCAGCGCAAGCGGTAAGCGAGAAATTTAAAAAGCGCGAGTTAGTAATTACAACAGAAGAACAATATCCGCAAGATATTTTAGTGGAGTTTCACCAAGACAAAACAGACCTTTTAAACGCTGTTAAAGTTGGCGAGTCGGTAACGGTAGGTATAAACATTCGAGGTCGTTTATGGGTATCACCACAAGGCGAAAACAAGTATTTTAACACCATTACAGGTTGGAGAATTGACAAAGCAAAAGCAGCGTTAAACGCAACCGCACCATTCCAGCCAGCTGATTATGTTATTAATGATAGCGATACAGATAATTTACCCTTTTAAATAGTTTACTACCATTTTAAGTCTTATCTTTGTCAAAATTATAAAATATGAAAGAGTGTTTTAAATGCAATAAAATTAAGCCTATTGAATCTTTTTACGTTCATAAACAAATGAAAGACGGTAGGCTTAATAAATGTAAATCATGTACTGTTAATGATTCTAAAAAGTTAACTGCTTTAAAAACAGCTACGACAGATGGTCTTGAAAAAGAAAGATTAAGGCATAGGGAAAAATATCACAGGCTTAACTATAAAGAAAGCCAAAAAGAATGGGATAAAAAAAGACCATGGAAATCATTATCTGTACTTAAGAATCTTAGCAGAAGATTTATAATTGAAAAAGGAATTGAATTGCATCACTGGAGTTATTTAGATAAGCACTTGAAAGATGTCGTTGCTATGAATATAGTTGAGCACAAAAGATTACATAACCTTATTTATTTAGACATAGAATCAAAAATGTTTATTGTTAAAAAGGACAATAAAAAACTATTCAGTAAAGAAGAACACTTGTGTTTTATAAAAGAAGCTGGATTTAATTACACACAACCAAAATCAAAAAAAATATGACTACTTTAAACGATATTAAGGACTTAACAACTAGACAGCTAGTAACAGAGCAGGTTAAGTCCTTACGCGCAAGTAGAATCGCTGCGGATATATCGGTAGAAAACATCGCAATAGAGTTGAATTGTAATCTTACAAAAATAAGACGATTTGAAAGGGGCGAATGTTACGACCTAACTTTATATTTTAACTACATAGATTTTATTAAATGGACTACTCAAAAATAAGTAACATAGATATTGACGGAATAGATACAAATGACTATCCAGATTTTTGCGATGCGTTTATTTGTAGTGCGGAGTATGAGGGAGTAGCAATGACAGACGAACAACTGGATCAACTTAATGAGGATACTGATTTTCTTTATGACTGCGTTAACAAACATTTATTTTAATGTCTTATTTTTTATAAAATGGCTTTAATTACCATTAATAAGTGTATATTTACACCTAATAATATAAACACAAAGCAATGAAAACAAAAGTAAAAGACAAGTTAAAAGAGTTATTGCAAAACGATTTTAACGCAATAGACTGGCACAGCGAGTATATTTACCAAGAAGCCCCGATACTAATAACCACCGCGTTAGAACTGGGCTTTAAAAGCCTTGCTAAAGAATTTATACAGGACGCAAAGCACGAAGGCTACGAATACAAAGGATTACTTTAAAATAAAAAACCGCTGCACAAGGAGTACAGCGGTTAAATAACAATCAAAACAACGCAAATATAATGAAAAACATTTATAAATCACTAGCTTTATTTCAGCAAGAAGTAAAAACAATTCACCAAGACACGAAAGGCTACGGCTATACGTACACAAATCTAAGCACAATACTAGAAACCATTAACCCTTTATTGGATAAGAACGGCTTAGGCTTTACGCAACTAGTAAACGGAATAACTATTGAAACTATTTTGTTTCACGTAGATAGTGGAGAAACAATCAAAAGCATAACAGACATACCACAGGGCGTGACGTTAAAAGGCATGAATGACTTTCAAGTACTGGGCAGTGCGATCACTTATATAAGACGTTATAGCCTTTCTAGCATGTTGGGATTAGTAACCGACAAAGATGCAGACGCAGCAGGCGAACCAGTAGCCGCAAAACTAGACGTACCACGTTTAAACAACAGGCTAAACGCTTGCAATACTATGAGTGAACTACAAACAACCTACAAGGCGTTTACACCAGCAGAACAAGCCGCAACCGCTGCAACTAAAGACGCTATGAAATTAAAATTATCATAATGCAAGGAGCAAAAGAACTTTTTTTAAGGATGCGCGAAGAAGATTTTAAATATCTAACGCCAGCGCAACGTAATATATTTACCTACGTTGAAGTAAGGGAAGCAAATGAATACGAGAATAACAAAAACGACCCTAACTATATAAATCTTCACAAGGCAAAACGCAAGGCGACAAAAGAGGTGCAGGAATATCTGTTTAATAAACGGCATAAATGATATTTGACACCTCAAAAGACTTTGATAGGCAAACAGCAATAGCAAGGTTTGACAAGTTAATGACCGCAAAGGCAAAGTTTGAACTAACGGAAAAGAAACCGATACGTTCAATACCTCAAAACAGTTATTTACATTTAATTATAAGCTGGTTTGCGCTGGAGTATGGAGAAACACTACACTACGTAAAGCAAAACATTTTTAAAGCAATAGTAAACGCTGACCTGTTTATATATGATCGACTAAACACAAAGACAGGGATAACACGCAAAGACGTACGGTCTACGGCATTATTAGACAGTACGCAAATGACACTAGCGATTGACAGGTTTAGAGCGTACAGCGTTAAGAATGGCATATACTTACCAGAAGCGGGTGAGATTGACAACCTCAACCACATACATACAGAAATTGAAAAGCAAAAAAGATATTTGTAGATAACTACATATTTGTATGTTTAAAAAATAAAAAGCATACACGATAAAAATGGAAATACAAGAAGCAATACAGAAACTAGCAGCGCAAGGTATAAACGTAGGATGGAAAAAACACGACTATAAATTTAGGGTTTTGGCTACCTACCCAGACCGTGAAGTATTGGGTAAAGTAGACCACACCACTAATACAATAATGCAAGCAATTAACAAAACTATTCTGCACCTCGCACAGTAGTTTTTTTTATTGATTTATTTTTAGTAGCTTTACAGCCATGCAAACAACCTTACACAAACTAGCCGAGCATGATAACAAATGGCGGGCTTACGCTTACTCTATAACTAATAACACGCAACTAGGCGATGAGTTAGTGCAGGAGATGTATATAAAGTTTGATCGCAACGGTTATACCAAAACAAATAGTTCATATGTATACTGGTGTATCTTAAACTTGTTTAGGGACGTTTTAAGAACCGACAAGCACGATATAGATATAGAAGATGTTAGCAACTACTTAACGCAAGAGAACGAAGATAACGAAGCCACAGCAGCGGAGTTAATGCTTACGGAAAAGTTAAAACAGCACGACCCATACTATGCGGATTTAGCACTTATGGAGGTAGACGGCAAAACCTTTCGTGAACTCGGCAAGCGTTATCAAGTACACTACTCAACAATCTCATACAACGTTGTTAAAATTAAAGACAGTTTAAAATTTGATAAGGAGTTAAGAGATTCATACCTAGCACAAAAACAATAAAATGAAAGATAAAGAAAGCAAAGCAACAGAAAAAGAAAGCGACAAAGACATTAAGCAGTTTATAAACGCATTAAAAAAATACAAACGTAAAAATGGGACGAAAAAAAGGAGTTAAGAACAAACCGCAAATGACAGGCATTGGAGATGTCGTTAAGGCGTTTACTCAATCACTAGGCATTAAGCAATGCGAGGGTTGCTCACGTAGGCAAAAGTTTCTAAACAAAGCGTTTCCCTTTAATAATATTAAGGGCGAAATGACACAGCAGCAATTTGAGGACTGGGGCGCGTATAGAGTAGCGGATAAGAACATCATTTTAGATTCGGATATGGACTTTATAGAAGATACTTACAACGCTATTAACATCACATCATTAGAGCCATGTAGAAGCTGCGGAGGCGAAGGCTGGCTACAACTAATTAAAGGAATAGAAAAGGTGTACGCTAAATATTAATCAAATATTGAATTGTATTGATTATGGACAAAAGAAAAAATAACGGAGGTAACAGCACCGCAGCAAAAGGATTCGATAAGCGAAAGAATCAGTATAAGGAAGTATTAGAACAAGCCCTTGAACCTAAAGACATAGTAAAGGTAATTAAAATGCTTCATGACAAATCTATAAACGAGGAAGATACAGCAGCGGCAAAAATATTGCTAGAGTATTACATAGGCAGACCTAACCAAAGCATAGACGTAACCACGAATGGCGAAAGCATTAAGCAGCAAATTATAAATATAGACCCTTTAAGTGATTAAGCAAACAACCGCGCTACGTAAAATCGCAGGACTCAAAAAAAAGATATGGTGCTTGCAAGGTTCGCAAGGTGCGGCAAAGACTTATAGCGCGTGCATAATTATTATAAACCATTTAGCACAGCACAACGGTAAAGAGTGCTACATTGTATCTGCTGAACTGTCAAAGATGCGGGACACGGTCTTAAAAGACTGCATTAACATAATAGAGAAACTAGGCATAACTTGTAAAATGACTGGCATTGATTTTGGTCAGCCTAAAATAACGCTTCCTACTGGTTCATTTATTCGCTTTATCGGATTAGACAAAGACGATGTCGGCAAAGGTTTACGATCAGACCTAGTGTATATTAACGAAGCAAACAAAATCAACTTCGAATCTTATCGAGAATTAACCTCACGCGCTAAGCGCATCATAATTGACTATAATCCTAACGTTGAATTTTGGGCGCATAAGGAAGTAATCCCACGCGACGACTGCGACTTCCTACAACTCACATTTTTAGATAACGAGTATCTAAGCGAGCAAGAACGCAACGAGATACTGAGGTATAAGAGTAAGGGCTACAATGACGACGGAACAATAAAGAGCGAGTACTGGGCTAACAAATGGCAGGTCTACGGATTAGGTAACACAGGAGGCATTGAGGGCGTTATATTTGAATCCTTTAAACAAATAGACAGCGTGCCACAAGATGCAAGGCTACTAGGTCATGGCTTAGATTTTGGTTATACAAATGACCCTACCGCCATAACAAGTATCTACAAATATAATGATAGCATTATCTTAGATGAGGAAGTATATAAGACTGGTTTGCTCAACAGCGACATTGTAAGCCTCTGTAAGCAACAATCTATCGGAACTAGTCTATACATATACGCAGATAGCGCAGAACCAAAAAGCATCGCAGAGATTAAGCGTGCGGGCATACGCATACTACCAGCCAAAAAGGGCAACGATAGTATAAATTTTGGTATACAGTTAATGCAAGAGCAGGATATTGTAATTACATCGCGGTCTAAGAACGTAATAAAAGAATTTCAATCTTACACATGGGCAACCGATAAGACAGGCGAGCGATTAAACAAGCCTATTGATATAAATAACCACGCTATCGACGGAGTGCGGTACGCGATAATGGAACTCTTTGGTAAGCCTAAAGGAGTTTATTACGTTAGGTAATTAAAATAATTTAAAAAACAAATAAATGAACATAAACATACCCACACAACTAAGCGAAGTAAGCCTTATACAGTTTATGAAGTACAACGAGTACTTAAACGCTAACAAAGATATAACGCAGCAGCAAGCAGATAAGAATCTTTTAAGCGTGTTTTGCGGTCTATCTTTAAAAGAGGTGGAGCAAATACCCGTAAAGGATTATAAAGAAATAGTAACTATTTTACAGGGTGTATTAGAAGAGCCAGCAAAGCCGCTTGTAACGACTTATAAAGGATTGGGATTTATACCTAACTTAGACAATGTAAGCGTATCGGAATACGTGGATTTAGAGAAATTCTACACAGAGGATGAAAGCACTATCGACTATTTTATGGCTGTACTTTACAGGCCTATCGAACAGAAAGTAATAGGCTCTTACAGCGTGGAAAAGTACACAGGGGAAGCGTTACACATAGACAAAATACACGCGCTACCAATGGACGTGGTAAGGTCGGCAATAGGTTTTTTTTTGACTTTAAGGGACGACTTGTTAACCTCTACCCTGAAGTATTCCAAGGCGGGGAAGTAAACGACGCGACAAATATCCGTAATAATTTCGGTAAAAAATGGGGCTGGTATCATCACATAAGGGTTCTATGCGCTGCTTTCAATTATACGATAGAGCAAGTTGAGCAAATGCGAATACACGAGGCGTTTATGGAAATGGCGTACCAAAGCGACCTTAACACAATGGCTAAACAAAAAACATAAAATGATAGATTTAAGATTAGGCGATTGCCTAGAGGTAATGAAAACGATTAAAGATAATAGTATAGATGCAATTATCACAGACCCTCCGTACGGGACAACTGCGTGCAAATGGGATAGTGTAATTGATTTTGAGTTAATGTGGGAGCAGTTAAACAGGATTATAAAGCCAAACGGTGCTATTGTTCTTTTTGGTAGCCAACCGTTTACAAGTGCTTTAATAATGAGTAATGCAAAAATGTTCAAATATTGTTGGGTATGGGATAAAATAGACCCCTCTGGACATTTAAACTCTAAAAGGATGCCTTTAAAACAGCACGAAGATATTTGTGTGTTTTACAAAAAACAATGTACCTATAATAGACAATTTACACCAAAAGCAAAAATAAACCAAAGACCAAACAGAGCCAAGAACGCTATAAAAAACAACAAGAAAACAGATAAAAAACTTTATGGAGGTTTTAATGTAAAAATGTCTGATGAATACGACACAACAAGAACAAATCCTAAAAGTATAATAACATTTTCGCAAACTATAACAAAAAGAAAGGGTGTGCATCCAACTCAAAAATGTTTGGAGGTTATGGAATATTTGATAAAAACCTACACCAACGAAAACGAAACGGTTTTAGATTTTACCATGGGTTCTGGAACAACTGGAGTTGCTGCAAATAATCTTAATAGAAACTTTATAGGTATAGAAATGGATCAGGGATATTTTGACATAGCAAGCGAGCGAATAAACAAAAATCCTAGGTAATCGTTATAATTATATGAACGCATATACACAACTACTTAACTACCTACTGTCTATTTTAAGCGCAGATACCGACATTAACACGGTTACCGAGGGCAGCCAGATAGACCAGATTGATATACAAAAAAAGAACCTTTACCCGCTTGCGCACATAGAAGCAGCCGACGGAAACTTTACCGCTAATAATTTTCAGTTTAACGTTACCGTTCAAATACTTGATATGGTGCAGACACGTAAAGAGATAAACACCGACAAGTTTACTACCAACGACAACCGCCAAGACGTTTATAACACCTCTTTACAATCGCTTAGACGCATGTACAATGAGTTAGTACGCAATGAGATAATAAGCGTATCAACCGATAGCGGATTCACAAAGGTAGAGTCAGTCAAAAATGGTATTTACGGCTGGGAACTAAGTTTGTTAGTTGAAGTGCCTAACGATGTTATGAGTATATGTCCGTAAAGAAAGCCCTTGACACGTTCGGTAAGCGCGTACAGCAGCAAGCGCGCGCAAACTTAACGCGTAATAAAATGAACGCAAGTAAGGGCTTGTATGAATCTACAAAGTACGATTTAACCGTAAGCCCAAACTCTTTTATTTTAAGTTTTAATTTAGAGAATTACTGGCAGTTTCAAGATAGCGGGGTAAGCGGCACGGAACGCAAATTTAACACGCCTTTTAGTTACAAGACAAAGAAACCGCCTGCACAAATATTTGAGAAGTGGGCTAAACTTAAAGGTATAAAGCCCAGAAATAAACAAGGCAAATTCACTACTTACAAGTCATTTGGTTTTGCTGTTGCTACGGCTATTTTTAAACGCGGCATAAAGCCTACAAAGTTTTTTACTAAGCCATTCGAAAACGAATTCAAGAAACTGCCAGAGGAAGTTGTAGAAGCGTTCGCATTAGAACTTGACGACCTGTTAACATTTACTACGTCGTAAGGTCATACCTAAACACTATCGACAGGTTGCTCGAATGTATAACCATCTTTTTTTTCTTGTGTTCTTACAAATGTATATTTCATAGCGTTGTTTTGATTTAAACAAAGATACCCATTTTATCGTTATAAATTCTATGGCAACATTCGCAGAGATAGAAATAACGTTCGATCAAGAATTTGATTTTAACGTACAAAATAACGGTCTATCGATAGGCTTTACAAATCAATCCACGCAGTCAAGCGGGGTTGTTTTAGAAACTATCGTACAAACAAGGTCGCAAGCCTTTGAATTTTCAGCAGGAACGGACTCAAACACTCAGGCACAACTATACAAAGACGCGATAGACTTAGACTTTGTGGCTAGTGGGCAATGGGAATGTACTATTTTAGTCAACGTTGTAACGGTTAAAAGTACAAATCCTGACATATTTATAAATCAGTTGTTTACTTTCGCGCCTAACGACGTACGAGTAAGCGCATTAATAACGAACACGCCTAGCAGTGTGCCAGCAATCGACGGATTAATGCTTGCGCGTTCAAACTATTACCTATCTTTAGGAATAACTACGGAACTATTTCAAAATGTGCAGATGTTTTTTAGGACAGGCGACACGAGCGCAAGCCTTGCATCACCTAACTATGAGAAAAAAGTGTTTACTCCTAGTTTAAACTGGGAATATTTTGACGTTTTAATTTCGCGGTTTGCTTTAGACTTCCTAAATCCTAGACCAGTATGGCGTGCATCTACTGGCATATTACCTAGCGCGGTAGGTTCTTTAGTAGCCACTACAATACTCACACAAAACAACGTACAGACCTCGCCACAGTCGCGAATTGTGGACTTAATTACTACGCGCGGATATTCGTCTTATGCTGACGGAGCCAATTACCTAGACACTACTAGCAACGTCTTACTCACATCTAAGTTTAACCAAGTGCAGCAAGGGGATACAGTCGTAGTTCCTGTATTAGCAGACGGATCCAGTTATTTTTTTGAAGATAAAGACCAAAATATTATTTATGGTAATACGATAGTAAATAGTCAGATAGTTGAAAACAGAGTTCAGTATTTATTTGTAGACACTACCGAATTAACCACGCCTTATATAGTATTAAATACAGAATATATTTTCGAGATAGTAAAAGAGTGTAAATTCACACCTGTTAACGTTATGTTTTTAAATAGGCTCGGAGTATTTGAGCAACTAACTTTTTTTAAGGCTAAAACCGAAAACGTAACATTTACGCAAGAGGGCGAGTATAAAAATAACTTTGTTCTAGGTGGTTTATACGACACCTCAAGACACTTATATAGAAGCGGGAACAAGAACTCACGAACTACGGTAAGCCTCAACAGCGGCTATCTAAACGAGCAACAGAATGAAGTACTTAAAGACTTGCTAAATAGTGAGTACGTTTATTTTAATGATGCGGGAACTTTCACACCTGTAAACGTAGACAGCAAATCGCTAAGGGTTTTAACAGGGCTTAACGATAAATTAATTAATTACGCTATCGACTTTTTACAATCATTTGACGCGGTGCAAAATGTATAGTGATTTAGCCCTTTATGTAAAGCGTACAGAACAATCGCCATTTGAGCGTGTTACTTTATTTCCAGACGAAACGATAAGGTTAAACCAGTCGGTGCAATCTATTCAGGATTTAACCAAAATATTTACAGACTTTACGCAGCAATTCAGAGTACCTGCTGACGACCTAAACAACGCTATTTTTAAGCACTACTACGACGCACAAATTATAAACGGTTTTGACGCAAGAAAAAAACAAAGCGCGTTATTACTTTTAGGTGGTGTAACTTATAAGATAGGCAAGGTTCAACTTAACGGTGCATCGCTTCAATCAAATGTACCTGTTAACTATATGATTGAGTTTTTTGGTGAAACGGTAAAGATAAAGGACTTGATAGGTGAGGACAAACTGCGCGATTTAGACCTTGCAGAGTTTGACCATACATACAGCCCGCAAACAGTTTTAAGTGGATTAGACACCGCGCTAGGGATTGCAAACGGCAGCGTTGTATATCCTCTTTTATCTTATGACAGAAGATATTTGTTTCAAGGCTCACAACTAGACAACGAGGCTAATATAAATATAAAGTATGACGCTGCATTTACTAGCGGGTTAAGCTGGCGAGAATTAAAACCAGCTATAAAAGTAAAAGAAATAATACAAGCAATTAGCACCGACTACGGGTTATTTTTTACAGATGATTTTTTTGCGCGCCAAGAGTTCGACGACCTGTTTATAAGTTTAGGCAATGGCAAAGATGATGCTATACCTAGTCGCATAATAGACCTGCACACTTTTAGTATTACACCTTACCAGAGGGAAATGTACCAGCCGAGATTTAGACCAGAAATAAGCGCTCAGGTAAATGTAAGCGCGGGCGATTCTGAATACCGTTTGTTATTTTTTATAAATGGTGAACAAGTTTTTAAAAGCGATTATTTAACAGGTAATAATTTAATAACTTATCGCGGTGATTTGCTGCCGTTTACTCCTGGAGCGTATTTATTTAATTATAAATTAGAAATAAAAGGCATAATAACCGCGACGGTAGACATCGCGTATCAAACGTTAAACTTTGTAAACAACTCCAGTAATATTTTAGTAAGTGACCAAAGCACAAACAGCAGCACTTTTACCAGCCTTGCGCCACAATTAGAGATTAAAAACATTTTGCCCGATATTAAAGTAGTGGACTTTATAGCCGCAATCGTAAAGGCTTTTAATTTAGTAATCGTGCCACAAAATAATGGCGACCTTTATGTAAATGACCTTGCAAGCTGGTACGATAGCGGAGCAATTACTGACATATCGCAATATGTAGATATAGAAACCCTAGACGTGACACGCGGTAAGTTGTACAACGAGATTAATTTCGGCTATAAAGAGCAACAGAGCATACTTGCCGAGCAATACGAGGGTATTTTTTCGCAGCAATTTGGTGGTTTTGAGGATAGCCTAGAGAATATTTCAGCAGAAGATGAATTAAAAATAGAACTACCATTTGAAAATCCCCAGTTTGAACGCTTCACAGGCTCAACCGTGCAATACGGATTGATAGTTGATAAGGATTTAAACACCTATAACAACGCACCGTTCCTGTTTTACGCGCCATTATTGGATTTAACGTCCGATAATCGCATAGGATTCAGCGGTGATACCTACCAAGAAGTAATAAAAGCGCGCTTACCTAGTCATTCTTTGCAGTTGACAGGTGGTTTTGCGGCACAATTTAACGCGGAGTTTAGCGAGTACAACGGTGCTACTCTTTTAGACAACTGGTATTCACGCTTTTATAGCGATTACCTAAATGATTTGTTTAGTGAAAACCGACGACAGTTCACGCTAAATGCTAACCTACCGATAACACTTGCAAGTGAGTTGAAACTAAACGACAGACTAATAATAAAAGGCGATAGGTACATTATAGATACGGTGGATTCTAACCTTATAACAGGCGTTTCAAAATTGGTTTTAATAAATGATATTTTTACCAGCCTAAGCGCGGGCGACATAAGCAAGGTTTCACAATCTACTGGGCAATTTGCCAACGGTGGGTCGATTTACTACACAGGTGCAGAGCAAGCCTTTGTAACGACTCAAAGCGACTTTATAACAATAGAAACGTCGGTAGTTCAATCAGGGCAAAACATTGTATTTTCCTTTAATGATAATCCGTTTACAGAGGACAGAGTAGGCACTATAAATATAACGGACGGAGTAAGTAACCCAACAATAACAGTTTTACAATTAGCAACATGATAGGCAAAATAATAGACGCGCTGCAAGCATTTGAGTACTACGGTGAAACCGAAACAATAGAAATTGCAAAGGGAAAGTATGAACTTGTAAAGGACTGCAAAGATTTAAAAGTAAAAATAAAACGATCCTTTAAATTTATTTTAAGATGATAAAAAAAGAAATTGAAATTGTAGTTAAATCTGAAAAGGCAACTAAAGGCGTAAAGGATTTAAAAGGTCAAATAAACGATGTAGGAACGGCAAGCGATAACGCAACAAAGAAAACTACACAAGGATTTAAGGGTACTGAAAGCGCAATATCTGGAGTTTCACCAGCATTAAGCCAAACCATTTCGGGAATGAAAGGGATGCTAAAGGCAATGGTTGCAATAGTTGCAAATCCTTTAGGGCTTGTTTTGGTTGCAATAGTTGGTGCGCTTACTTTATTATTTAATGCGTTTACTTCTACTAAAGCAGGAGGCGAGCAACTAGAGCAAGTAATGGCTGGAGTAGGCGCGGTTATAGATGTAGTTAGAGATAGAATTTTAAACGTAGGTAACGCAATAGTTAAATTTTTTAGCGGAGATTTTAAGGGAGCCTTAGAAGAGGGCAGGGCAGCGGTTAATGGTTTTGGCGACGAGGTAGCAAAAGAGTTTCAAGCGGCTGCGGATGCGACAAAAGTACTGCAAGAGGTTTCAGACGCTATGCGTGGATTAAGCGTTTCCCGCGCTAGATTAGATAAAGACCTTGCAGTATCTAAGGAATTACTAACCGACGAAAACGCAAGTTTTAAAGATAAAAAAAATGCTTTAGATGCAATTAAAAAAGCCGAGGGAGAGCAAACCGCACAGGAACTAGCAAACGCAAAGAGAAAACTAGCCGCTATACTTGCACTTAACGCGCAATCAGATAGCGGTAAGGAAGATTTAGAAGCAGCCGCATCCGCTGAAATTGCCTTAATAGCATTAGAAAGAAAGTCAGCCGAGGACAGACGCAATATAAACAAGCAAGAAGAAAGAGCCAACAACGACGAGAAGTCCAGAATTAAAGGGTTAGAAGATGCTAGGAAAGCCGCAGCAAAAGCAGCGCAAGACCGCGCAAAGGTTGCAGCAGACGCAGCAAAGGAACGTCTAAGGGTGGTTAACGAGCAAGCCAAGCAAGAAATAACCGACGCGCTAACTAACACAAAATTAGGCTTTGATGAGCAGCGTAAACTTATAGCAGAAAATAACAAATTATCTGAAAAAGACCGCGCGGATTTTTTAAAAAAAATAAACGAAAGCGAGTTAAAAGCGATTGACGACCACGCAAAAGCGATTGCTGATTTAGAGAAAAGATACAGAACAGAAGCGCAAGACGCGGAGGCAATAACAGCACAGCAAAAACTAGATTTAGCACGCACTAGAGCCGAGCAAGAAATAGAACTACTAGCGCAAACAGAAGAAGAAAAAGCCGCGTTACTTTTATTGTTAAATGCAAAGTTTGCACAGCAGCAAAAAGATTTAGATAAAACAACCGCAGAAGCAAAAAAAATAAAAGACAAAAAAGATGCGCAAGACGAAATAGATTTAGAAAATTTAAAAACTAATTCTAAAATTCAAGCCCTTAATAATTTAAGCACGGTTGCGCAAGGGTTAGAAGCGTTAGCAGGAAAAAGAACGGTTGCAAGCAAAGCGTTAGCGGTCGCAACTACTTTAGTAGACACTTACCAAAGTGCTACGGCTGCTTTTAAAGCACAGCAAACACTAGCAACACCTGACGCGCCTATACGTGGAGCAATAGCAGCAGCGGCAGCGGTAGCGGCTGGACTGGCAAACGTTAAGCAAATACTATCCGTAAAGGTAGCGGGTCAAGGAGGCGGCTCTGGTGGTAACACAGCAACGGCAACAGCAACGCAGCAGCCAGCGTTTAATCTAGTAGGTAGGTCAAACGTAAACCAATTACGCACAGGCTTAGACGAGCTAGATACACCGCCTGTAAGAGCCTTTGTAGTGGGTCAAGATGTTACAAGCCAGCAAGCAGCAGATCGCAGTACAAGGTCGCAGGCTGCGTTTGGATAATTTATTTTTATTTTTAGTTAAACAAAAGGTTTAGGCTATCGTTATAACTATATGAGAATCTACAACGTTGAGTATAATCCAAAGGAAAACGAGGGAGTTTACGCTTTGTCGGTGGTTAAAAGTCCAGCAATGCAAAGCAACTGGATCACACTATCCGAGCAAAAAAAGACGGTAAAACTTGCAACGGTTGACGAGGAAAGACGCATACTTATGGGTATAGCGTTAGTGCCTAACAAGCCTATTTTTAGAAGCGACGAAAGCGGTGACTATAACCTAGTATTTTCTAGCAAAACAATAGTACAAGCCGCGCACGACTTTGTGAAAAAAGGCAACGTAAACAACAGCACACTAGAGCATGAGATTGACCTAGGAAGCGATGCGGTAAGCGTTGTAGAATCTTGGATTATAGAGGACGACGTACACGATAAGACGCGTAAGTTTGGATTTACTGACCGCGTAGGCTCATGGGCGGTAATGATGAAAGTACACGATGACAAGGTATGGCAAGACGCCAAAGACGGCAAGATTTTAGGCTTTAGTATAGATGGAATATTTAATTTAAAAGAGATAACTAAAAATGTAACTATGAGTAAAACAAATGAGTCCAAAGGGATTTTGCAGCGATTAGGTGAAGCCCTAATTAACGCATCAAAACCAGCGGACGTTAAACTAGCAGGCAGCGTAATAACCGCTGACGGTGTAGAAGTCTTTTATGAAGGCGAGGCACTAGAGGTAGGCACAGTGGTGTTTATTGAGAACGAAGGCGAGCAAGTACCTCTACCAGTAGGTGAGTACAGCCTAGAGGATGGCACTATGATGGTGATCGCAGAGGAGGGTATAATCGCAGAGATTATGCAACCAGAAGCAGCACCAGCAGAGGACGCTCCAGAAGTTGAAGCGGAACTATCCGACGACGAAATGAATAAATTTTTTAACGCTTTAGAAAAAAGATTCGGTTTAAATTCTTTGACTACGCAACTAGCCGAGGTCAAGCAAGAAAACGCAGACTTTAAAATAGCACTTTCTAAAATGGGCGAGCAGCCAGCAACAACACGCATACAGGCAAAATCACAAGTAACACTAACCGAAAGACCAGCAACCGCCAAAGGGCGTATACTTGCTCAAATTCAAAAAAATAGAAACTAAAAAATGGCAACAACTACAACAGTATCAAGTAACTATGCGGGCAAGGTCGCAGGTGAAATAATCGGTGCAGCATTCAGAGAAGCTGACACTCTAGCAAAGGGGTTAATTACGCCTTTATTTAACGTAAACGATAAAATCAGTTTGCGACGCATAAGATACACAGACGGCACAGTAGCTTATTCTTGTGGATTCACTCCAGCGGGTGCAATCCTTTTAAACGAGCGACAGATTATACCTGTTAAGCTAATGAACAACTTAGAGGTTTGTAAAGAAGATTTCAGACAAACATGGAGCGAAGATGGTTTTGGTGCAAGCGCCTTTAACGACACTCTAGCTGCTGACATCGAGAGCGCAATCCTTGCCGAGGTTTTAGCAAGCACAGCACAACGTACAGATGATCTTATATGGAATGGAGATTCAGATAATGCAGGTGAGTGGGATGGCTTTACAAAGTTATTTGCAGCCGACGCAGCAGTAGTTAAGCCTACCGCAGCAGGAGCAATAACAAAGGACAACGTTATCGCGGCTTTGGAGTTGGTAGAAAATTCTATTCCTACCGCAATGCTACGCAAGAGCCTTGTATTTATTGTATCTCCTGACGTTGCTACTAAGTACTTACAGAAACTAACATCTTTCGGAGCGATAAACGGTCTAGGTGGAAACGCTAACGCATCATTAGTATTCGGACGTTACACGCTAGAAATTGTTAATGGTCTTGCAGATAATACAATCGTTGCTTATGAGGTTAAAAACCTTGCTTTTGCAACTGGCTTGCTAGGAGATCACAACGAAATCAGAGTTAAAGACATGGAAGATGTGTTATTTGACGGACAAGTTAGAATGAAAATGGTATATAACGGTGGTGTAAACTACTATAATAGTGAGGACATCGTTTATTACGTAGGTGCATAATGAGTTGTTTGGTAACAAAAGGACGTACAGAACCATGTAAGGACACGCTCGGAGGTATTCGGGCGGTGTACCTTGCGGATTTTGTCGAGGCAGATGGAGCATTTACAGTACTAGACGGAGCGGTAACAGCTATTGCAACAGAGTTAACCACTGTTTACAAGTTTGAAGCACTAGCAGAGGGCAATACTTTTGACCAAGGTCTAATAGGCAGCCGTGAGGCAGGTACAAGAGTTAACACGCAAACGCTTACTTTAGTATTAAAGAAGCAAGATGTGTTAACACACGCGCAAGTTGACAAGATAGTAGC